GAAGTAGAACCCATTCGTAATTTTTTGAGGGAGGGGCTACTGCGTAACCCTTGCTACCGCGAAGGTCGAGGCCATCGCAGCGGGGCCAATCCACATCGTTGCCATCGCCGCCCACGCGGTTCTTGATCCAATCTGATTGGTCAGGAAACTTAAAGTAAAAGTGCCAGCCCTTCTTAGTACGAACCTTGACCGGAGTTCGTGTCATTCCAAGACGGGTGGCTTCAGCTAAGGCGGCCTCATTATCGCAATCAACGATAACCAGCCCAGAAAGAGGGCCAGTTATTACTGCTATATTCGCGTTGGGCCATCGCTCGAACCATTCGATAACCTCGTCAGAGGTAGGTAGCTTTAACTCATCAGAGTAGTGGCCCCACTTAACCGCTGGTCTTTTGGTGTCTGGAAGGATCGGTATCACAGCCCACCCGCGATCCAATAATTCCAGCGCTTCTTCCAAGGTCGTTTTCATTTAGTGTCTCCGATTTGAAGTATGAGTTGAGATCGACCAAAGGCCAGACCTCTTTGATTTGTGAAAGATAAGTGGAGGAAATGAAGTCGCGACGTATCCAGCCGTAAGGCGTTGTGCGGCAAATTCCGAGGCCCGTGCTTACCGCCGGAGCCCCACCAAGATCGTCAATTAGTTTCTGAATTTCGAAGTGCATTACTTTTTTCCTCTTGTAACAACCTTGGGCGTAACATATACACTACTCATACACAACTTACGATTTACAATTTAATCTCAAAGGATACGCAGATGGAGGAAGACGGACTAATTTTTGGGGAGACTTGGCTACCAGCCCCAGCCCATCCGAAAGCTTGGCGGCTCAAAGACGCGGCGAAGCAATACACCGAATGCTCTGTTAGACTTGATAATGAGAAGGCTTCATTAGATTACTTGAAGGAAATACTTCTATCTGATCTGCCTAATGTCGTTGGTGAACACCCAATTCAAATGGACGACGGGCGTACCCTAGTAGTACGTATTCCTGAGAAATTAGTTTGGGATAAAAAGTTGTTGAAAAGCACATTCGAAGCCAGCGGCCTTCCTGATTGCGTATCGCAAAGCTTTACAGTGGACCGTAAAAAACTAGATGCCGCTCCCGAAAATGTAAGAGAAGTCCTCAAACAAGCGCTAACTATTACGTGTGGCGCTCCAACAATTAAGGTTCAGTCATGAATATAACACCACTAAAAACGAACGATATATCTGTACGAGGCGCGTCCAAAACGCTCGTCTACGGTATGCACGGCAGCGGTAAGACTACCCAGTGCGCTAACTACGCGAAGCGTTTCGGTAAAGGTCTTATACTGTCAGGCGAAAGTGGCCTTAGCTCAATTTCAGACCTTGAATGCGACTACCTTCCGTTCGCGACTTTTGATCGTGTGCCGACGAGGGAGGGTGAGCATTCGTTCAGAGATTTAACTAAGTTCGTAATGTCCGCCGAGTTTAAAAAGGCTGGTTACAAGTGGATCGCAATCGACAGCGCAACCGAATTGTCACAAAAATGCTTTGCCGATGTTGAGTTTGAGCTTGGCGAAGCTGCAAAGAATGGCTTCGAGAAGTGGAGCTTGTACGAGCGCAAGATCACTGCGGCTCTAAAGTGGGTGCGTGACCTTGATCTGCACGTACTCATCACGGCACTCGCTGCCGAGGAAACTGACGATAATGGTCAGACGAATTACTGGCCGATGATGGTGCAGAAAAAAGTACAGAAGTTGATACCCGCCTTGTACGACAATGTGTTCTGTTTGGTTCGCAAAACAAACGAACATAAGGGCAAGGTTTCTGTCCGCCGCTACTTAATCACAGATCAGGTAGGAGGCTGGCACGGCAAGACGCGTGATCCATACCGACGCCTAAGTGCTGCTGAAGAGTGCGACGATGTTACGGATTTAATCGAACGTATTTACATGACGAAAAGCGAATTTGAACAATACAACGGAAGTGGAGAAAAAGAGAATGTCTAAGTTTCAGGGACTTGAGGGCATGGACCTCAGTGGTGTGGAAATTACACGAAACAAAATTCTGCCAGTAGGTCGGCATATAGTAAAGATTACGGATGCAAAAGTTGAGCGCAACGATAAGACGGACACCGCGCAGTTGGTGCTTTCGTACGCCGGAAAAGACGGAGGTACTATCCGTCAGTGGATTTGGGTTTATCACAGTAAATCACCAGAAGCTACTGAGATAGGAAAGAAGCAGTTGAAGGAGCTTCTTCTGATCTTGGGCAACGATGGTTCAGAAGCTCCGAGCGTTAGCTTTTTCCAAGGCAAGACTGTTGGTATCGTCATAAAATCAGAAGTTTATCTGGACAAGACTAACTTGAAAGTCGCTTACCATTTTGAGGAACCGGCTGATGATGGCGAGAATACGCCTGTGGCAATATCTGCCAAGCCGCTAGATGATGAAATCCCGTTCTAAATGCACCCCGTACACCCACAAGCGCAGAAGTTAATCGAGGCCATTGACGAGGGCTACGCCGCAGAAGACCGTGGTTCAGCCCGTGCGTACATTGGTGCCTCGATGGCAGGGACTGACTGCATAGCGCAGATGGCTCTGTCTCTGCGCGGGTTTCCAGACGTTGATCCAGACCCCCAGTTGAAGAGAATATTCTTCGCTGGGCACCGGATTGAGGACTGGGTGGTGCGCGACCTCAAGGACAAGGCCGACTTGCGGGTGTACGAAAAGGACGAAATGACTGGAAGGCAGCACCGAGCCGAATGGCTTGGAGGCCACGTTGTCTGCAACACGGATGGGCTTGCTGACTTCGAAGATGGCACGGGGCCGATGATCCTTGAGATCAAAAGCATGAACGATGCGAACTTCAAGAAGACCGTTTCGTACGGGGTGAAAGTTTCACATCGCAAATATTATCGCCAAATGATGATGATGATGGCGATGATGAGAATTGATCGTAGTCTGTTTGTATCTTACTGTAAAAACAATTCTAAATATCACGCTGAAGTTGTTCTATTCGATCAAGAAGAATGGGACACGATGTACATAAAAATACAGGCTACGCTCGATGGTCAAGCGGGGCGCGTTGCAACGGAGCCAGAAAGCTGGAACTGCAAGTCGTGCTTTAAAAGGAAAAGTTGCTGGGAAATCCCAGACGTTGCCCCCGCTTGCGTCTTCTGTGCGAACAGTTTCCCGAACAAAAACGGTGCGTGGACTTGCAAGCTGACTAACCGTGATGCCGTTAACCCTTGCGATAAATACGAAATGTTCAGACCCACGGAGAAAACCTAATGGACACATTGAACGAACTGAGCATGGCCCGACAAGGTATCATTCGCAAGGAGGCCGAGATTGAAAGTATATTCGACAGGCTGGAAGCGATGCAAAATGGAAGGATACTCGGTACGGGCAATGATACTGTTGATCCCGATGATTTACACCGCACTCGTACCAAACTTCGGCACGAGAAGGAAAGGCTTGTAGAACTTAAATGCAAAGCCACTCAGTTAGAAATCGACGCCGTACGTCTGGGGGGATTAACACATGTCTAAAGTCAGGGACTTACCGTTGATCGAAGCGATGCGGATAATCAACGCTGATAGAAACGAAGAGTATGGGGAGCCAGCCGATAACTTCAAAGATATCGCGGACATGATGACAGTCTTGCTCAAGCCGGTACTTAAAGATGGTGCGAAAGTTTGTGTGTCTCAAGTTGCCATGACGATGATCGCAGTAAAGCTATCAAGAATGACTACATCGCCAAACAAGTTTGACACTTGGGTTGATATCGCCGGTTACGTCGGCGCCGGATGGGAAGCCACTGATAAAGTGGGACGTTAGTTCACAGTCATTACTTAGCTTCTCCTGCCATCCAGATTGCGAACGCTCCTGTCATAGCGCCCATTACCGTGGCGCTAAAACCAGCTTGTACTACGGATGGATCAGGCAACCCCATGAACCATCCCGCAACATTCCAAGACATTATCATGAACATGATCGTCATGGCTCGCCGTATTAACTTGTGGGTATCGAAGAAAGCTTTCATGATCCGAAGCCTTTACCGAAGTCGGCACTGAACGAGCTACCAAACCCAGTGCTGGTTGATGGACGTCCGAGGCTACGAACGCCAGCGACATTATCAATGAGGCTTTCCTTGGCCCAGCTAACCCCGCCGAGAACCGGAACACGGCCCACAACTTCGCGGAAGGCGGCCCTACGCTCGCCGTTTGCTTCCTTACCATCTATTGCAGATCGTACACCTTGCGATACCGTCATGGCGTCGTTGAACAGACCTACGGTTGGGCCACCCACAGTTTCGAACATCCGCTGAGTTCCGTACACTCCGTTGTCACTGTTTGAAACAACATCGTACATGAGCTCTCCAACCAGACCTAATCCACCCAAGGCAACCATTCCGTCGAAGTAATTGCCAAGAACCTTGTCTAGCTCTGGGTTATCCTCGAATGCCGTTGTCAGTGTTTTTGATAGCTTGCGTTCGCGGAGCGCAAACTCACGGTTGTCTTCACCACCTCGACCTTGAACCACGTCCTTAGTCGCAACGGTGAGGCTGCCCACCGCTGGCCCTGCAACGAGCAGAGCGGCGAGCGGCCCAAGTCTATTATCAGACTGACCGACAAATGCTTTGGCAAAATTGGCTGCCCTGTCGGCAGGATTATTGCCAGCGAACGCATCCTGCACAACTTTGTTACTCATGCGCGTCATCATCAGTGGGTATGATTTAAGCTGCATGACTATAGCGCCCAGAGGAGTTGCGCCCCACAAAGGCAGATCGTTTGGATTAGGAGTAAAGATCATCTGGTTAGTGAGCTTAATCAGTGATGCCGCCAGCTTGTCGTTTAACGGGTGCTCATTTGCAGAGCCACGGCTCTCCATGATTATATCGAGATCTAAATTTGGGTCGTCTATAAGCTCTTGAAGACCTTCCTCCACTAATATTTGCCGTGCGATCCGTCCTTTGCGTGTACCTTTTGCCTCACGAAGTAATCTATGCTGAGCCTTAACGTGCTCGTAGCTAACGGCAGCCGCCACGTCTCTCATGGTGTCTGTCCAAGGAGTAAGCAATGTTGAGTTGAAAAATCCAGTCATGAACTGCGTGCTGTCCACCCCGTGAGCAACTGTCAGTCTTTGGTGTACTGCGTTCTCAGTCGCAGCCCCAACATTTCGGATCATGTCTTTGTAGGCTGGTTCGCGAGCATATTTGTACAGCGCCTTGGTGTACGACTTTAAATCACCTGTACGTATCAGTGGAAGAACAACGTCGGCCAACGAGGTAAGTGTTGTAAAGCTAAGCAAAGTTACAGCATTTACACCACGAAGCCACTTTGATGCGTTCTTCATGGAGTACAATCCGTGCGCTCCGTCCACTGGCTTACGCATCGCAGCGTTCATAAATCCCTGAGCATGATCCACGTTTGCTTTGCTTGTCAGCTTGGTCAGACCCTTCGTGTCCACCAGAGCGTTCGCGATAGCCCTTGCACGCTTAGAAAAGTTCTGTCGCATCTGTGCGGCTTCTGGAGAATTGGCTAGAGGCTTATCAAGCAGCGCCATGATAACGCCCTCTAGCTCAGCAGCAGACGCTCCGTTTTGTGCCTTTAGTGTCAGATCATCAGCGACTTTGCCGCCTATAAAACTGTCTTTGACCGGAGCCATGAAGTAGCTATCATCGAATACCCTATTCATCATCCCCTCACCCGAATGACCCATGCGAGAGTAATTGGTTTTAAGGATTTTGTTAGAGGTCAGCAGCGTGGAAATTGTTTGACGGGCGTGCATTGGGTCAGAAAGTATCGCGATATAATCGTGATACCCGTGGATGCCAGCGCCATACTGGTCTGACAGATCAATGCGGTGCTCCAAGCTGTCAGAGTATTTGGTCATAGAAACAAGCAAGTCGTTCTCTAGGAACGGTGCGAGGCTATCAACATTGTCGAAATCCGTAAAGCTAGGGAACTCGTCAAGCCGCATCATCCGGCTGAAGTCCAAGCTGTCCTCATTACCTTTACCCGTAGTGCTTTTGAGGCTGCTAGAAGGGCTGGAAAGTACACCATCATTATCAAGGAGCTTGTTGACCAAACGAGTGGCAGAAGCATACGCGTCTACCTCCAGCATTGGCTTGCTTCCGCCAGCCGATTGGTCTTCCGTCATGAAATACTTAGCAACACGCTTCTTAAATATCTCTGGATCAGCCTCAATCAGGTCTTTGCGCCATACTTGTGGGAAGTAGTTTTGCTGAATGTTACCTACGGGGTAGTTACCGGAAGCACGTAGCCTGGCAATAGCGTTATCTAAGTACGTACGGATGTGCGTATAAGTTTCCAGCTCCGCTATATTTAATGAGCTTACTTTGTTTTGGTCACGAAGCGCCATCACGATGCGTCCGTGGCTGGCCGGTTGACTGGTACGCCGTTTGGGAGCCATTCCCACAGCGCCCATAGCGCTTTCGGCCATGAGGACTGGGCCACTCTGCCAGTAACGTGAAAGTTTATTCCCCGCATCTGGCAGAGATTTGAGCATACGCGTCATCGGCATTAGGAACTTGCCCATCTTAGCATTGGTTCGCTCAAAGTGCCCGCCTCCGCCCGCTTCTGGCTCTATGAAATCAGCTAAGCTATTCAAGCCAGAGCGCTTCATGATCTTGGCGTTCGTACGAAGTGGGTTGTAGATACCCGATTTACGTATCTCCGCTGCGGCGACATCCGGCAGACCTTTGCCACGGGCGACGGCGATCATTCCGTCTAGTGTCGTGGCCTGTACTCCTGCATTTTCCAAGGTTTGTGCTGCTTGTGAGAATACTTTTATCGGGTCTTTTCCGTCTAGGATGGAACTTACGACAGCACCGTTCAACGCTGGTATAGAACCACCCTCACCTAGAAGAGGGGCAGCGTTTTCAAACGACTGAGCCCGAAGGTCACGGATGCCAAGCTTCTGCAACATCATCTTTTCTGGCCCAAGATTTAAACTTGTATAGCCCATTTCTGTCAATACTTCACGCAGCGCACGTTCGCTACCAGCCACTTCCGTTAGCGTTTCAAGCATTTGTTCTGGCGAGAATGTACCGCGAATACCTTTTATTTTATTCGCCTGTGTCCTGCCGTCCAAACCTTCTGACACTTTCTTAACATAGTGCCCTTGTATCGCTTGGACGATAGGCGAAAGGCCGTTCATGTTCCCTCTGAATATCGCTGGAGAGGTGTCTTTAATGAATACTGGACGTACATTGGTATCCAAATTGGCGCCTAAGTCTGAGATTTCGCTTACAAGCGCATCGTCCAGCACGTACATCCGGTCAAAGTATTCTGCTGAAGCCATCGGGTCTAGCCTAGCCGCATTTACTTGCGCTCTA